TGTCTCCGGCAAATCAATTAATGATTGGTGTTGTTTACTTCAGCTTCCCGAACTTGAAGTCTGCGCCGACAACCTCGTTAACCTTCTCGGCCATCATCTCCTCTGCGGTCTTGGCAGCGGTGGCGGCGGCCTGAACATTCTCGGGGTCCTTGGCAATCTCCTCGGAGATCTTCTCTCGTGCAGGGATAGATGCGAGCGTGCTCTCTGCAAGCGAGAGGTTCGCCTCTGCCATCTTGACCCACTCGGCCTTAGCCTCACGGTCAATCTTGCCTGCATTGATTGCATCCTCGACAAGCGTCTCGATGCGGGCTGCCATCTCCTCCTTCTCCTTCTTTTCGTAGGTCGAGAGTTTCGATGTCGCCTCCGAGAGCTCTTTCTGCAAGTTCTGAATCGTTGCCTCCTTGCCTGCAATAATGGTCTGGGCATCGCTGAGCGACTTCTCAGACTCCTTGTACTTGGACTCAATGGTCGCCAACTCCGAGATGCGGGCCATTACATCCTTGACATCACTGTCCTTCATACCGAGTGAGGCTGCTATCGCCCCGAACTCGAATCCTTGTGTTTTGTTTTCGTTAGCCATATCATTTACTGTTTGCTTAAGAGTAGGAATGTTGTTTTCAAAAAGTTTATTCTCGGCACTAACTCGGCTCATCAACTCCTGAATTGCCGTGGTATCGGTCATCGAGGCAACCTCACTATGTACCTTCTCGCAGAGTTGCTTTGAGGTATGGATAATGTTCTCGGCAGGGATAATACCTGCCTTCACAGCTGCCTGGGCATCGAAATAGGTACCATCTCTACCTGCCTCGCCATCCATAATCGCTCGTACATGCTCGGCTTTAAGCCCGAAGCGTTTGCGGTAGATGGTCTCAATCTGCTTGGTGAATGCCTTGACCATCGCCTTGGTATCTACATCCATATCCTCATCCGAAGGCATCATCGGGTTATGAATCATCAGGATTGCATAGTCTCGCATAAGTGAGCATTTGCCTGCTGCCCAGATGATTGAGGCCATAGATGCAGCCACACCCTCGATGACACACTCTGTATCGACCTTTGAGTTGGCGATGGTCGAGTATGTAGACATACCGTAGAGCACGCTGCCACCTTCAGAATTAATAAGTACGCGTATGCACGAGGGACGAATGACATTCTCCAAGAAGTCAAACTCATCGTTGAAGCGTGATGTATTCTCCTCGGTAACGCTACCGAAGAATCGAATCGTAGCGGGGGCATCTGCCTTAACCTCGCCGACTACATATTGAAGTGTATTGATATCCATTGGACTCTCTTTTGGATAAGAGTAGTGGTGTTGAAATAAAAAGGTTTATTCATCGTCAGGAATTTTATCCTCACCCTCAACAGACGGTTCAAAGCCTGTTGACTCATCGTAAGTTGGTGAGCTATGCTGACCGTGGTTATCGATGTCGTGCTTCGGAGCATCGCTATGCTGCGTAAATGGCGGCATAACAAGATAGCGTTTCACCCAATCGCGGTACTTCCAAGCCGAATACTCACGGAACCATACTTCGTAATCTATCCAGTATGCCTGAAGCATATTGGTCGTAAGAGGCATATCAAAATATGTGAGGTTACAACGCTCGTTGAGTGCCGGTTCTCGGTTCTTGGCATCTTGTATTGCCACATTGAGTCGCTGAAAGACAATGAAGGGGTCACACTCTCGCTCCGCGTCGGAGTTGTTGAGCGTATTGAGGATAAAGCGCACACGCATTGTCGCTCGTCCTTCGCCTATACGCTGCTGGGCTACGAGATAGCGTACATTGACAAAGTGTATAAAGACCGCAGGGAAGGCAATCTCATACTCCAAATTCTCGCTACGGATAAGACGAGTGAATTGACCGTTGTCAATAGCGATGGTCTTAAAGAGAGGGGGCGATGCCGAGTTATCGGGGTCTTCACGCACAGTGAGGATGGCACGACGCACAGCATCGTACATATTCACAAAAGGGTTTTCGGATACCTTCTCGGGAATACTATCTACGGGAGGTGTTGGCTCCTCTGTCTGCGGTTTGTTATGCTTATCTTTTATCATTTCGGGAATCCTTCAAAAATCATATCTACAAGACCGTTGATGTGGTCTTCAATGTTGGGCGAGAAACCTATAAACTGACGATGCACAGGGCGGCGTATTGAGTATTGGTTCACGGTGTATAGTCCGAACTTCGGGTCCGTGTTATGCACCGCAGCGTAGTTCTTATACTTGCCTCGCTTCTTACCTCGCTTGCCTCGGATGTAGGAACTCACCTCCGTAGTCCAAATGTCGTAGTGAGTGGTACGGCGAAAGCCTCCCTTGCCGTGAAGTTTACCGAACTCTAATGAGCGACCACGCTCTCCCTTGATGCTTCTTGACAGCGTACCGGTATCGACCATTGTGGGATGAGTAAACTTCTTTCCCCACTTTGATGTGCGGGCGGGCCATTTACTGCCGTTGAAACCACCTCGCTCAAAAGAGGATTGAAACTGCTGTTTGGCATATTCACCCGCTGCCGTAACAAAGTCCTGGGCATTATAGAAGAGTTTGCTTCCTAACATTCGGTAGTTACCGTTTCGCCACTGTGCACAGAACTGATCAATCGTTATCTTGCTCATAGAACTTCGATTTTAGGCGTTTGACAATCTTCTGCGCAAACTCAGGCAGTGGCACATCAAAGTAGCGATGGGCATCGGTAAAGATTCTACCACCCGTTGCAAGGCTCTCGCGGAATACAGGATCAACCATCGAGCGACACTTGTCTATACTCAATGAGGCTCGCACTCCCGCAAAGCCATTTGCAATAAGATAGCACCTGCATCCCCATTCGATGGGCGGTATCAACTCTGCCGGGAACTCCGACTTGCGGTAAGATACTCCTTCGAGGGATAGATGCCACGGACGCACGCGCTCGTCCCCCTGCGTCATATATGTAATAACCGACTCGGCATTTACAGCCATCCACCACGCAGCCATCTTCGCAGCGAATAACACTTGCTCATTCTCTGCCTCGGCATAGGTGAGGTTATACTGCTCACATATTGTTTCGTAGTCGAGCAAGCACTCCTCATCAACCTCTTCGGGCAGTTCGCTTATCATCGTCATCTCCTCGGCAGCTGCAAAGTCAATGAGGTTATCGATGGCGGCCACGAGTATTTCGTGTTGCTGTCTCTCACGCTCTGTTGTTAAGTTGTTGTGATTACGCAGTATGCTTAATGCCTCATCAAAGTCCAACGCCAAACCTCTCAATGCTCGGTCTATTAGGAACGAGCATCTATGGGTAATGATGTCCTCGATGATGTCCTCACGCTCGGCACTATTTTCCCAGTTATGGATAAGCCTGCGGAAAGCATCTCGGATAACCTCATACTCCCGTTGCGCTTCACTCTCTGGCCCTTTTGCCTCTACGTTAGGGAGCGGAAGTTGGGCTACGACTTCGCTCCCAGAAGAAAATTTGCTACTTGTGAGCCTCGCTGTCTGCCGTAGCGGCGGTAATACTCCTCATCAGACATTATTCCTCGGTCGTTGTGACTCACACCAGGCGTAACACCTCCTATGCCTCCAATACCTGACATTACATTGAGTTGCTTGCCTACATTGATACCGAACTCCTTCTCAATCTCATCAGCTGCAACTTCATATTTGTCGGTTATTAACTCGTAGAGTTTGATACGGTCCTCGTTGTTCATATCGATGCGGTTCGAATACTTGAACTCCAACCCCGCAGGGATATAACCCATAGCAACAAGGCGAGGCACAATCTCCTCGTTCATTATGTTCTCAATATATCGACGATAGACCTCGATACGCTCACGGAAAATATCCTGATGGGCCTTTGTTGAACCCACGTAAGACTGCATGCCACCTGCCATTGACTCTGAACCCAGCACGAGGTTTGCAACCTCGCTATTTACAAACTCGATAAGACCTGTGTATATCTTTTCCGAGTTCGACATCGTGAAGGTCTTGATATCGACCTCATCCTCGATGCCAGTTACAACGACCTTGTTCTGTGCAGCATTAGCAATCTCATTAGCCAATCGCTTGCGGTCCGCATTGCTCTCCGATACGGTCTTGCCGTGAATAATGGGTTGACCGTAGGTGTGTGAGAAGTTCACATAGTTGGCTACAGTAAACTTCTTGGCAAGGATAAGAGGCGTTGTTGCAGAGAAGAGTCCGAGGTCGCCTGATGATATAAGCACATAATTGCGCTGGTAGGCAGGATTGCGCAAATCCCAATGTGGTTCCCAGATGCCTTGACGCTTGAGTACCGCCTTCTGGTCAGGGAGCACATTACGACGCTCGATGCTGTTTACCTCTGCAAGTTTACCGGTCTTCGGGTCGATAGTAGGCATAATCTCCAGCAAGGTGTATCCATATAGTTTTGACTCCACGATGCCCTTGATGATCTTGTCGAACTGCGAGCCCTGAATCTTCTGGGTGTTCTGCACATCTTTGATGTACTTTCCCTTCTCATTGATACGAGCAAGCATATACCTATCACCGAGAATCTGGCTCTCCAAAGTCTCGATTACGGAGCGTATGTGAGCGTCCTGCTGGAGGCAGGCATCATAGAGGTCGATAAGTTTGGAGCGGTCATCGAGAATGTAGCCGGATTCTATATCTCCACGAACCGAACGATAACGATTGTTTCGCTCGATTTCTCGCACATATTCTTGTATGGTTTTCTTCGATGTTCGGAAGATGCTAGATAGCAATTCTCCGTTAAAAGTGCTGTCCGAAGTTGTCATTTTCACTCTTTTTTGAAAGAGTAGAGAAAATTTTTTGAAAAAGTTTTAGGCGTTAAATTGTGAATACCGATTTTGACTATATCGGCCTAATTTACAACCAACCACAAAGATTTATTGTGAATAAGGAAAACTCTCGCAACGTCTTGATAATCAACGAAAAAGAAGGTTTTTAATGAATGGAAAATGCCTGATTATTATTAACTTTACACCCGCAATTGCAAAAAATTACACGATTAGGCAACAAATTTTAATATCAAATGAAGAGATAAAATGAAGATTGAAAAGGTTCCTTGTAGAATAATTCGTTACAGGGAATTCCCCGAACTTCTCTTCGGAGAATCACCGAATAACGGCCTCACATATTTCGATGCTACACACTTTATCCGTAGTCGTGGAGACGAGCGGCGTCACAGTGTACAAGAGTTTCGGATAGCATTCCATCATTGGATTACGGCTCTGTCAAATACATACAGCATCGATAAAGAGGATCTTGTTATTCGTGATGAGACTTCGGGACATATATTAATTGATGAAAGCCTGGCCCTTCTGTTTGTCGTCTATGTTGAACCTGACTTTGCTGCGTTCCTTTTGGAGCGTATGTCAGAATTGCTTATAGACGGGTTCTCGGTTTCAGATTCTTGGCTAATTATGGCTGCCGGAAGTAGATTTACTATTGAGGAATTAACAAAAAGTGTAAAATCCTATGAGACGTAGCAAGTTTAGACGACCTAAGGTTGTGCTGATTTTCAATGGTGCACAAAACCTAATTGCCGTCACACGCTCGCTAAATAGTGCTGCTGAACTGACCAAAGGAAATTTGCAGTCCATATATGCCTGTTGTACTGGCAAGCACAAAACCAGCGGAGGACTCTACTTTAGACAACTTCACGATAGTGTGGAGATAGAGATTGCCGACCTGGGGACATTGCTTCTTGCAGACTATGACGAGTTGTGTGGTGAAGAAAGGGTTTACTACACCGTGCGAGAGATGGCAAAAAAGCGAGTACGCAAAGAGATTAAAGAACAGAAAGAGAAAAACAAAAAGAAGTAGTTATGAGAGAAAACAGAACAGTCCCGTTCAGAGACACAAGTATTAAGGTGTCAAGGAACTATTATGGGCACCAGTACATCTGCATGTCGGATGTGTGCGAGATTACCAAGCAACGTGAAATTTTGAAGGATGGGGCAATCCTCAATCTCTGTCCTTCTGCAATGAAGATGACCTTCCGCCGTAATGGGTAAATGGCTTAGCGACCTGCCCGAAGGCAGCACAGGCAAATACAGCATGGTAGGTTTCCGTATCTGCAATACACTGAGCGAGAATGGCAGCGTGGC